ATGGTATCACACACGCAACCAACATTATCGACCTCTGTGAACGCCGTAAGGACTGCGTAGGTTTCATTTCACCTCGTAGAGCAGACGTTGTTGGTGTAACAACTGGTATTGCACAAACAAACAATGTTAAAGGTTTCTTTGACAACCTTGCAAGTTCGTCTTATGCTGTATTCGATAGTGGATACAAGTATATGTACGACAAGTACAACGATGTATATCGCTATGTTCCATTGAACGGTGATATCGCTGGACTTGCTGCGAATACAGACAATGTTGCAGATCCTTGGTTCTCACCAGCTGGATACAACAGAGGACAAATTCGTGGTGCAGTTAAACTTGCATACAACCCAACAAAAGCACAAAGGGATATCATTTATCCTGCTCGCATTAACCCTGTCTGCACATTCCCAGGCCAAGGTACAGTTCTGTTTGGTGACAAAACTGCACTGTCACGCCCAAGTGCATTCGACAGAATCAATGTTCGCAGATTGTTCCTTGTACTTGAGAAGGCAATTGCTACTGCTGCTAAGTTCCAACTCTTTGAGTTCAACGATGAATTCACAAGAGCTCAGTTTGTGAACTTGGTAGAACCGTTCTTGAGAGATGTTCAAGGACGTAGAGGTATCACAGACTTCTCAGTTGTTGCAGATGAAACAAACAACACAGGTGAGGTAATTGATAGAAATGAGTTTGTTGGAGATATCTACATCAAACCTGCTCGTTCAATCAACTTCATTACACTTAACTTCATTGCTGTTAGAACTGGTGTTTCTTTCAGTGAGATTGGCGGATAAGGAGATAAAAAATGGCTAGTATTGACGATTTTAAATCTAACCTTATCGGTGGTGGTGCAAGAGCTAACCAGTATCGTGTCATTATGACAACACCCCCAGCAATCGCTACAGGTTTAGATGTAAATAGAACACAATATTTGGTTAAGGCAGCTTCGTTGCCTGGCCAAACAATCAGTGAAATTCAGGTAAACTTCAGAGGTAGACAAATGTTTATCGCTGGTGATAGAACATTTGATACATGGTCTACCACAGTTATCAACGATACTGACTTCATGGTTCGTAACGCAATCGAGCGTTGGATGAATGGTATCAATGATCTTGAAGCAAACACTGGACTTGTGAATATTTCTGATTACACTGCACAGTTGACTGTACAGCAATTGGATAGAGATGACAGAATTCTGAAGTCTTATGTCCTTAAAAACTGTTGGCCAACAGTTGTAGCACCAATTGAATTGGGTTACGACAATGAAAGTGCAATTGAAGAGTTTGAAGTAACGTGGAGATACACAGACTTCTCAGCCAGTAACGTATAATCCAGTTTTACAAACTGACTAAATAGTTGGGTAAAACTAGGAGAACTATAGTATGGCGGAACTTTTCGGTTTCAGAATCACAAGAGCGAATCAGAGTGGGAGTGGTGATGGTTTCACCTCTCCCTCTACTGACGATGGCACGCTTGATATCGTATCAGGTGGTGGACACTATGCGTCTATCCTTGATATGGATGGCCGTGATCGCAATGAACTTGACTTAATTCGTAGATATCGTGATATTGCACAGCAACCAGAGTGTGACAGTGCAATTGAAGATATTGTAAACGAAGCGATTGTCTCTGATGAAAGAGATCAATCGGTATCCCTTTCCTTAGACAAACTAGAACTTTCTGCAAATATCAAAAGTAAAATTCGTGATGAATTTAATGAGGTATTGCGTCTTTTGGATTTTAACGCCAAAGGACATGATATCTTTAGACGCTGGTATGTAGATGGTAGAGTATATTATCACAAGATTATTGATAATAAGGCACCTCGTAAGGGATTGCAAGAAATTAGATATATCGACCCTCGTAAAATTAAGAAGGTCAGAGAACAAAGAAAAGAAGTAGATAAAAAGACAGGACTTGAGATTGTTCGTAAAGTCGATGATTTTTATCTATACAATGACAAGGGTATAGATCAAAACACTGGAACATCAACTGGTGTAAAGATTAGCCCTGATGCAATTACATATTGTCCATCTGGTTTGGTGGACATGCACAAAGGCACAGTCCTTTCTCATCTTAACAAAGCAATCAAACCTGTTAATCAGTTG